ACGCTCACTAGAAAAAGTAAAAAAATAAAATTATGGGAATAAATTCAACAGGAGTTGCTTATAACTTCGGACAATTAGGTAGCGTTTTTCAAAATTTAGCGAAACCAATTTTTCCACCTAAAGATCACGTTATTGTGGCAATTCAGTTTTTAGCTGACAACGCTCCATCTGAAATGTTAACAGAAACACTAAATACTGCGGGACCTCAGTTTCCAGGCACAGATGACACTGAAGCTACTGCTGCTAACTACTTAGGCGTTACTGAAGCTGCTGCTTCTAGTGGTAACTCAAGTGGTGATGTAGAAATAGCTGATGTAATTGGTAACCTTAAAATAAAACCAGGACAAACTGTTATTATTGGCGCTGACGGCGACACTATTGACGCTGGTTTCACTTTAGATACAAGTGCTGGTCATGTAGATCCTGTATATCAAGGACCTAATAAACAAGGCTTAATAGTAAAAGGTATAGCAGCGGGTACTTATGGTAGAACTGTAACTATAACAAACGCGGATGGTTCAACAAAAGATCTTAGTGGTTTAGACGCAAGCAACACTTTATACTTTTTAGATGAATATCATGGTGCTGGTGGTACTACTACTGAAGGTGTAACATTTCCAGCTGGTATAACTATATACGGTAGATGGACTAAAGTAGTGCCAGCCGCTGATGCTGATGGAGGTGTAATTTGTTATTTTGGTAAATAATGTTAGGAGTAGGATTAGGAGGTATTAAATCTTCAAAGGTAGAAATAGCTAGATGGGATAATCAAGGATTTTTATCTTTTGATGGTACAGATGACAAAGCTGAGTTTAACGTTAACGCTGGTTTCATAGAATCTGTTACAGGTGGATCAGGTAATATAGGAGACAATATAGGTTTTTCTTTTTGGATAAAACCTACATGGGATTCATCTGGTACTCTTGGTACTAGCGGTTTTGCACCTAGAAAAATACAGTTTTTTTATATAGGCGCGCCAGCTGACAATCATGAATCTATACAAGGTTACTATCAGCTAACTAATAGCTCAGGTGTAACTCAAAACAGATTATGGACAGAAATGAGAGCTACCACTAGTTCTAATACTAGAGATAACGATTTTGCTGTAATGCACAGTAACAATAGTATAACAAGCACAGGTACAGGTAGTAGTGATCATTGGAAAACTGATAATCCAGCTGGTGAAGGTTGGGTGCATATAGTTATGACAAGAGCAACAGGTAACTCTACTCAATATTGGAACGGCCAAGCTTTAACTATGACAGACAGCGATTCTGGTACTTTAAATACAGACAACTCTATAGCTAGGGTTTTTAACATGGGTTTTAAAGACACAGACGATAGTCATCATAAATATGGTGTTAGAGATTTTGCTATATTTTCAAAACAACTAGACGCTGACGACGCTTCAACTTTGTATAACTCAGGTAATTTTATGGACGTAAGAAGAGCTGGTATAAACGGTTTAGGCGTTTATTATCCGTTTAACAAAAACGTAAAAGATATAGTTGGTGGACACAACTTAACATTAACAGGAGGAACATTTACAGCTTTATAAATATGAAATACGCAATACTAAATACAAGTGATATAAATACGGTAGATTTTTCTAAAGTAAAACAAACAGACGCCAACTCTGTTAGAAAAACTTTAGATGGTTCTAAATTTATGGTAAAATTTGAAGGCGATACACCTGATTTTTTAGAAGGTGTAACACTTTACACAAACCAAGAAATGATAGAGATTTTTTGGAATATAGACAACGGTTGGCAGTTAGAAGAAGAAGAGGATTAAAATTATTAACTTAAATTAAATTAAATAAACATGGCGAAAAAAAGTAAAACGGTTGATTTAAAACCTAAAGCAGATAAAATATCTAATGAACAATTAACTCAACTACAAAATGTAGTTAGTAATACTAATAAAATAAAATTTGATCTTGGCACGTTAGAAGCTCAAAAACATAGTATGTTGCATGGTTTAGATATAGCTAATGAAGCTATTATAAAAATGCAAAAAGATTTTGAAAAAGAGTATGGTACTTATGATGTTAATATCCAAGACGGAACAATAAATTATAAAGATGAGCAAACTAATAAGAAAGATTAGTGTAGGTAAAGACTACAAAAATGATGCTATGCATTACTCTGTTGGTCAAGAAGTATACGGTGGACATACCATTTGTGATATAATAGAAGAAGTAGATAAATTTTCTATTTATATTAAAAAAGGTTTAAATGTTTTACCGTGGAAAGACTTTAATAAAAACATGGCTGTATCTGTTGAGTATAACTTAGAATACTAATGAAAAGCGTTTACAACTTTGTTGTAACACCAATAGGCGAAAGGTATAACAACAAAAAACAAGTAGAAGGTGGAGAGTTGATATTAAACACAGATATTGAAGATCACAAGTATATAAACAGAAAAGCTAGAGTTATTTCAACTCCAACAGTTGGTAAAGATCTAGGCATAAAACCTGGAGATATTGTTATAACGCATTTTAATGTTTTTAGAAGATGGTATGACCTTAAAGGTAAAGAGAGAAACAGTAGAAGTTATTTTAACGAAAAAACTTACTTAATAAATCATGATCAAATATTTCTTTATAAAAGAAACGAAAAATGGTTATGTCCAAAAGGTTATTGCTTTATACAGCCTATAAAAGAAACAGATAAACTAAGTTTAAATATAGAAAAAACAAATGTAGGTGTTGTGAAGTATACCGACCAAACTGTAAACATAAACGATCTTGTGGGATACAAACCTAACACTCAATGTGAGTTTGTTGTAGACAATATTAAGTTATACAGAATTTTATCAAATTTAATTACAATAAAATATGAATATCAAGGAAACGAAGAAGCGTATAATCCAAGCTGGGCACAAAGCAGTTGAAGAGTTGATCAAAGTAGCTAAAGAAGCAATTGTAGATTCAGATGACGATATATCAGCTGACAGATTAAAAAATGCAGCAGCTACTAAAAAGTTAGCTATATTTGACGCGTTTGAAATATTAAACAGAATCCAAGAAGAAGAAAACATATTAGAAGGTAAAAAAACTGAAGATAAAAAAGAAAGAGTATTTAAAGGATTCGCAGAAGGAAGATCTAAATAATGTACGAGCAAACTTTATATCAATTAATACAACCCGTAAAAAAGACTACTATAAGTAGACTTAATAAAGGTAAAAAATGGAAGTACGGTTATAACAAAGAACATGATTTAGTTGTTATTTCTAGAACTGGGCAAATAGGTGAAATATACGAAATACAAAGTTTAAAAATAGCTTTGCCAAAAAAACCAAAAAACGTATTTAAAAGTCCTAAAAACAGGTGGACTAAAATAGAACAACCAAAAGAGTTAAACAAATTAAAAACAATATTTGATTGGAGATCTTACCCAGAGGAAGCTAAAGAGCAGTGGTATAATTATATAGACGAAGAGTTTAAACGAAGAGAAGAAGGTTTTTGGTTTACAAACAACAATAAGGCAACTTATATAACAGGTACGCATTGCAGAAACAGTTAATTTAGCCACTATATCAAGTGATAGTAGATATGGGATACTTTCTAAAACTGGTAGCGATGCTAAAAAAATGTTTACAGATAAAGTTGTTCCCATATCAGTTAATTATCCTTTTTTCTTTAAACCGATACAAGATGGTATGGATAGACCTAAAACAGAATTAGCCTACAGAGTACCAGCTAGTAAGTTTACCAGAAAAAAAATAACAAGTGGTGAGAAACTTGAAGAGTTAGCAGGACTAGATACAACTATTGATTGGAAAAACACAGGTGACAATAGCTATGATGGTGAAAAACTAGCGTTGTTGGTACATGATGAAAGTGGTAAATGGGAAAGACCTGATAATATATTAAACAACTGGCGTGTTACAAAAACATGTTTACGACTAGGTAGTAGGATTATTGGTAAGTGTATGATGGGTTCAACTTCAAACGCTTTAGACAAAGGTGGTGATAATTTTAAAAAACTTTATAATGATTCAGATGTCACGAAAAGAAATAGAAATGGACAGACAAAGAGCGGTTTATACTCTTTGTTTATACCAATGGAATGGAACTATGAAGGATTTATTGACAGACACGGACTTCCTGTTTTTACTAACCCAGATCATGATGTTGTCGGACCAGATGGAGAATTAATAGATGTTGGTGTAATAGATCATTGGCAGAACGAAGCTGATGGGTTAAAAAATGACCAAGACGCTTTAAACGAGTTTTATAGACAGTTTCCAAGAACAACAGAGCACGCGTTTAGAGACGAAACAAAAAATAGTATATTTAATTTAGTAAAAATATACGAACAAATAGATTATAACGAAGAGCTAGGAAGAAGCTTAAGTATGTCAACAGGTAATTTTCAATGGATAAGTGGAGTTAAAGATTCACAAGTTATTTTTTACCCAGATCCAAAAGGAAGATTTAATATTAGCTGGGTGCCTCCTACTAATCTACAAAATAGAGTTATTATAAAAAACGGTGTAAAGTATCCTGGCAACGAACACATAGGCGCTTTTGGTTGTGATAGTTACGACATATCAGGAACAGTAGGTGGTCAAGGTTCTAAAGGAGCGTTACACGGTTTAACTAAGTTTTCTATGGAAAACGCACCTTCAAATTCTTTTTTCTTAGAATATATAGCTAGACCTCAAACAGCTGATATATTTTTTGAAGATGTTTTAATGGCTTTAGTTTTTTACGGTATGCCTTTGTTAGCTGAAAACAATAAACCTAGATTATTATATTATCTTAGAAGAAGAGGTTACAGAGGTTATTCTATGAATAGACCAGATAAAGTTTGGAACAAACTGTCTGTAGCAGAAAAAGAAATAGGTGGTATACCTAACTCTAGTGAAGATATAAAACAAGCTCACGCTGCTGCTAT